CGTATGGGAAGTCCGTAACAACCGCCCCTTTGAACTGATCCTCGTAGACGAATACTGGACGGAATGCTGGCACGCCATGATGGTCTCCGGCCATGTCACCGGCACCGGGCGCGAATACCACACGATGAAGAAACTCCTCTTCACTGAGAAGAACACCTGGGGATTCGTACCCTACGCCCACGCCTACGCAGGCTTCGGTCAGGAACCGACCAGTTCCGACAAGATCGACCCCGCAAACTTGGCTGTCGGCATCCTAGACCCCGTCCTGGCCGACCTCCGTGCCCAGGCCCAAGCCGTATCTGGCCGCCACAACGCCCTCATGGACGCCAGCTTCAACCCCATCGGCACCCGCATGGGCGCAGACGAACTCCGTGACCAACTCGATCAGGGCGACATCATCGAGATGCAAGACCGCGCCGACGTATGGCGCATGGAGATACCCCAACTGCCCCGCTGGATGTTCCAAACTGAAGAATGGCTCTCCCGTGACATCGAAGAAGGCACCTTCTCCCGCGCCCTAGCAGGCGTCCGTGAACAAGGCGTCTCCACAGTAGGACAGCAAGCCATCCTATCCACCGCAGCAGGCCGGAAGTTCGTGGCAGTCTCCCGCCAGCTAGAACACCTGGCCTCAGTCGCCTCTTCCCAGATTCTCCAACTAGTGGACATCCTGGACATGAACCTCACGGTCAAGGGCCACAACATCAGACCGTCCTACCTGGAGTCCGACTACTCCGTAGACATCAGCTTCGACCTCGTTGACCCCGTCATGCAACTCCAGCAGCGGCAACTGGGCCTCCAGGAAGTCGCAGCTGGCCTGAAGTCCATGGAGACCTACTGGGCAGCCGACGCCAAGCTGGAGGACGCCTCTGGTGAGCGTAAACGCCTGCTCATGGACTGGGTCAGGAAGAACCCCATGATCCACCAGGCCCTCGCCATGGAAGTAGCCAGAGAAGAAGGCATCGAGTCCCTCGTAGAACGTGCCATGTCGATGGCAGAAGGCGGCGGCGAAGGACAACCAGGAGCAGCAGGTGGCGCACCCATCCTAGGCCCAGACGGTATGCCCCTAGACCAGACCATGGGTGGAGGAGGCGGTATGCGTCAAGGACTCACCCCAGACACGATAAATCCAAGCCAAATAGGCGCGAGTATGGCAGGTTAATATGACCACACCAAGAAGAAATGAATTACACGACATAGTAGACGCCCTCCGTCTAGAGAAGAAGGGCTATTCCAAGGACGCGGATAAAGCCAACCCCATCAAATTCGGGGAGCAGCGTTTCTCCAGCCGTGCCGCAGCTGTAAAGCATTGGGAAGGGCTGCCCCCGGCCAAGAAGCAGGAGCATCTCCAGAAGTACGGTAACGAGTCTATCGTGCAGATGCTGCGTGGCGGCGAAGGGAGGAATGCCTAATGTCTCGTCATTGGGTTCTACCCCAAAGTACAGCTGTTAATGAAGCCGAGGTTGATGAGTGGCTTAAAATAAATGGTCTTGATAGAGCAGGGGAGAATACTACCTGGACTAGATCAACGAAAGGAAACACGATTAGTCTATCTGTGATAGTCGCAGGCCCAACCCAGCGGGGCTGGCCTAGCATCCCTGAAGCCTTTGCAGGGGGGGAGGCTTTAGGGCTGAATATGTGGGGGCAGCATGTAGGTGCTGATCTATCACCTACGAACAAGGATGAATTTTACCCGGCTACACATGAGGTCTATTACACAGGGGATAAAAACGATCCGTACCGGATACGAGAAGTAGATACAGGCGATCCTAATACCACCAGCTACAGTGCCCCTTACACGGAGACTGACGGCAGCCTGTGGGTATACGACAGGAAGAACCCCAACAATAAGATACAACTGTCTGAAGCCCCTAAAGCAGGTGATGCTCCCACCGGAGGGGATATCCAGCTGCTTAAAAAGGAGACTCTACCTGACGGGTCTATCGTAAGCTTCTATAACGAAGGTGGGAGGATCAAGTCCTATAAGTCGAGTGCTGCCAGGGATGCCATCCAGGAAGGCGCAGACAGCTTTGATGTAACTGGAGGCACCTTCCACCAGACCTCCCCCGGCAACTACACATTCGTAAGAGACGCCGAAGCGACATTCACCCCCGGCAACACCATAGCCGTGACTGGTGGTCAACTCATCCAGACCTCCAGGAACCAGTACCAGTTCGTCCGTGATACCTACGAACCTGGTGTTGTGGAAGACCCCCTTGCTCCTGGGCGTAAGTTCACACAGAACGCAGCAGGCACCTGGACTGAACTAGCCCCCCGCGCCGACCCCGGTGTGGTGTCTATAGGTGACCGTGATTTCCTCCAGCAGTACACAGGTGCACTGTCTGAACTAGACCCCCGCTTCGATCCAATGGTGGAAGATGTAGACGGCATGACCCTGCTGCAACAGCGCACCGGGGCCGTCGGCCAACTCACTCCCCCCAACATGGATCAGATAATCACCAAGGCCCTGATAGATGGGGAATACGACAAAGCCTTCGCCTTCCAGGACTTCCGTGACCGCCCCAGTGCCGCAGAGACGTTCCAGACAGCCCTCCAGTTCGCACGCTCCCCAGCCGACCAGACCCTGATATCGGCCATCGCCCGTGGCGAACAGTTCGTGGCCCCGCCCCCAGCAGGCGAGATACAGCGCGTCGGCCCCCAGCCCGACTTCCTCGTGCAGGCATACCAGGACTTCCAACGCCGCACCCAGGCTGGCCGCGCACCTACTGGGGAAGAGATCGCTGGAGCCTCTCAAGAACCTACTTTACAAGCCCAGCTTGAAGCTATCAGGAATAAAGACCGCCGCGAAGAAGAGAAGCACCAACTCTTCGTGTCAGGTGAAGAGGCTAAACAAGGACGAGCGCAGGAAGTATTTGCCACAACACAAGCTACAAAAGCGGCTGAATCTACTGCTAAAGCTGCTGCTGCCGCTACCACCACTGCGGCGGCTGGCGATGTTGAGCAAGGAGAGCCTGCATTTCTCCCAGGCGAAACGACTGAAACTGTAGCTGACGCAGATAAGACATTCAGTATGTCTGATGCAACTACTGCTGACGATATCCAAGACCTTTGGGATACCGGTCTTAGTCAGCAGCAGCGTGATTTAATCAACCTCTGGGACGGGGGGATTTGGTCATTTGCTTCAACATCACAGAATATGTGGGAACTGAAGCGTAACCTAAACACCCACTTCGCGCAGGCGTTGGAGACAACTGGGACAGCTATTCCTCATATAGGTAGGGAACTTGGTGGCGCACTCCTAGACGGAGCAAGCCCAGAACCTGTCCCAGTTGACACAGAGCAAGTTAAAGAGCAAGTTAAAGACCCAGTTAAATTGGACATACCAGCAGAAGCACCTTCTCTGTTTGAGCAACGTGCCCCCGCGCGTGCGGAGATTGAGGCTACCTTGGACATAATGGGGCGTGGGAGAGAAGGTGGGATGACTCCCATACCCGCGTCTCCAGTATTAAACATCCCTGAAAACATCCCCCAGACACTAGCAGGCTATTCCGCTGGCACCACCTTTGCAGATATCGAGGCTGCACTAGGATTAGGTGAGACGGCAGTTGCTACAGGCCCAGCTCAGCCTCCTGAAGGAGGATTTAGACGGCGTGCTGGTGGCGGCACCGTCCGACCAGGTGAAATCACCGTGGTCGGCGAGAAAGGCCCTGAGATAGCCATGATGCCCCCAGGCACCCACATCCTACCCCTAGGTAAAGCAACCAAGCATGACATCAGAGCAGCCCAGGCTACAGGCCACGCCTATCAGGCAGGCGGCACTATCAACTTCGGTGAACTACCCTTCGGCCTGCGCCAACTACAAGCAGGTCGCCCAATCACCCCTTCCCGTGGCTACCTGTCCCAGGCAGCAGGTCTTAACCTACCTTCAGCCCAGGCCCTCCAGAACATCACACCCGAATCCCGTGATGTCTTCTTAGACCTGGCAGCCCAGGCAGGCATCCCACGCAAATCATTCGCACAGGAACTGGCGACAACCATCCCCAGCGGCAGACGGATGCCAGTAGCCCGTATCGCCCCTATCAGCCGCAGAGGAATACAGTAGATGTCTTACGATCTACCTTTCTGGAGCAGTGTCGAACGCTCAGCATCTAAACTGCGCCCAACAACAGAAGAAGAATTAGACCCTTTTGGCGCGACTGTTCCCGGCCTGTCCCTACCTTCCACTCCTCCTACGATGGCTGAACGCATAAGGCAGTTTGAGGCACAGAGTCCATATGCTCGTCCTAGAGTTACCCCTTCCCTCTCTCCAGCTGAAGCAGACCAATACGGGGAAAGCATCAACCGTTTTATGACCCCATCCGTAGACCCTATGCGTGTAGGAGCCAGACCAGAACCCACTTTTGAACTACTTCCGTCCGACGTAGGCCAGGACATATCTGATGTAAGGATGACCAGGGGAGCAGCTATACCAACAGCTGTAGTTGAAGCTGCTCCTGAGACCCCACTGGAGAGGGGGGAAAGGGTTCGCCTGTCCTCAGAAGAAGAAAGAAGGCAGCAGATGGAGCGGCTTGGCATAACAGGGCCGCCAGAACCCGGCAGCTACTTTGCAGAACTTGGATGGACTGAGCCTCCTGGCCTTCGTGACCCCATTGACTTCAAGAGGCGAAACGGCATCGTCGGTGATCTTGAAGCAGTCGGCTTGGGGCTTCTATATACAGCTGGCCAGTTCATAGAACCCATCCAACAGCCAATAGATGTAGCCGCTGAGACCATCATAGAAGGGGTATCAGCACTAGACTGGGATATATCCTCCTCTGGTCTGCCTATCATAACGGGGGTATCAGGACAAACCCCTACCCTCTTCTCAGAAGGTGGCGGCTATAACGCAGCCCTGGACAAGTTCCGTGACCGCCCGTGGTACATCCAACTTGCTGCCAGCGGTGGACTGGAGACAGTGGCTACTCTAGGTGCTGCCCCTTTCTTCAAGGCCCTTAGCCTAAGTTCCAAAGCAACTGGCGTCACTAACCTGGCTGGCCGGTCAGGTATCAGGAATGGGGCACAAGGCATCAACATCGTCCCCACCCGCACTGGTAACTTGGTCGTAGCTTCGGGGACGGCCCTAGATAACTCTGTTGTGCGCCTAGTCCAGAAGAGGGTGGATGACGCCTCAAGGATATGCTTCAGTGAATGTATAAACGAGATAGGCCCTAACGTACTGGGTCTGCGGAACGTGAAGTCGGGCCTAAGCAGGTTTGATGCTATAGATGACGCCGTGAGGGCAATAGTTGACAAGATTCCTGGGATCAGTGCTGTCCGTCATAGCGATCTCACCACTCCTATATATCGACACGCCCAGGAGAGAGCCAGTGCTTTGGACAGCATGGCCAATGCCACCTCCGTGAAGGTAGGCTACATAGCAAAACAGATATTCCCAGATACCAATGACCGTCAACTCATCCCCTCTCTGGCTGGGATCGATGACAAACTTGCCAAAGACGTAGAGTTGATGCCATCCATCAATGACGTAGCTGCCCGTCTGGACATATTCGCCCCTCATCTGAGCGCAAGCCAGATGGAAGGCTTGATGGCTATCAAGAAGGTTCTAGTCCCCTGGCGTCAGCTGCTAGACGAGGTGGATATACCTCTAGGCTCCCGCAAGGATGTGACTGGTAATGGCTTCTACATACCCCGTGGCGATGCTGTAGAGGTAGGGCAGGAGTTAACACGGCGTGTCCAAGGCGTGAAGACGATAGGAGGGGGTAAGCAGGGCTTTGAGAGGGCTGAGAGGTTCCCTTCGATGTCTATGGGAGTAGCCAGTGGTGAGTTGCAGTATGCATCTATAGGAGACGCTATAAACTCCTACATCCACCAGGTAGGCAGCCGCTCCATTGACGTACACACCGCCAATCAGATCAAACGGTTGAAATCAGAGACAGATATGCCTCTGGCTGATACAGCTAAGAATCGGTTGGACAGGAATCATCCCAATCTCAGGAAGGATGTGACCAACCTCAAAAGCAATGTGCGCTCCAGAATCCAGTCGATACGCACCCAGGAAGCTGCTGCCCGTGTCACCGCCAAGCAGATGGCAGCTGCACAGCAGGAAGTGACTGAAACTGGTGCCCGTACCGCCGCTGCTAGAGGAAGACTGGAAGAGTTACAGCCTGAACTACTGGCGGCAGACCGAAAAGTAGCACGCACCATGCTGGATGAGTCTCTAGAGATAAGGAGGACGTTACACGGGGAGATAGTAGAGGAAGCAGGACTGCTAAGACAAACCAAGGGCAAGCTGGATAAGGTAGAAGACGCCTGGGTAGCAGCTGCTCTTGTCCAAATGAAAGACATAGGCTTTGAAGTACGCCGTCTGCGAGGTGTGGAAGGTTATTACACCCTCCTAGATGAGATAGTAGTCATGAACGACTACATAGAGAAGCTGCTCGTCCTCCGCGACAAGCTGGCTTCCAGGGTGGACGATCTCATTGAAAATCAGCGTCTGAAAAAAGAACTCTCCGACGATGCTAGAGCCAATAACCTGGATGCTAGAAAGACGAATCGACTTATTCACACCCGTGAAACGACCATCAATGCAGTCAAAGTTGAGATCAAAATCCTTGAGATGGAGGGGAAGCGTGCTGCACGCCGTGCAGCTTATCAGGAGCAAGCATACGGGAAGCGCATCGACAGGCTGGTGGATACTTCAGAGAGCCTGGATTCCCTCAGAGGACGATTGGATGAAAAGAATGATGTATGGCAGAGGGCTATAGATAGTAGTAAAGACCTACCAAGTGGACGGAGCCGAATAGCCGTACCCGGTCTCCAGGGCTATGACTTCCCAGCAGCTATGTCCAACTCCATCAACATGTTGGTCGAAGCTGATATGAAACGTGGAGACCTGCCTTTCATCTTCCAACTCTGGTCTGACTTGAATAGCCTCTATCTTGGTCTGAAGGCTACCGCAGACGACAGTGTCCTCTTTATCCAGGGACTACCTGGGATAGTCGGCACCCGTGGTAAAGGCCCAGCAGGGGCTATCCTCCCCGCCGCTGCCAGCAAGGAATTCATGACCCTCCTGAGTCTCAACATCAGGGCCTGGGCCGATCCCGACGTACTGGGAGCCTTTATCTTCAACTTCGATGAAGCTGTTGGTAAAGCAGGCAGGCTCGTATCTGAGGAGTGGGGTTCTTATGGGCTGCGTGTGGGCGGCACCAATACAGAGTTCGCTCTGGGTCGCGGTATGTTCAAGGGGGTAGAGAACATACCCAAAGTAGGATCATTCGTCAAAGGTGCCAACCGGGCATTTGGCTACTTCGGAGACGCCAAACGCCTCCATTTTGCAGACGATATGCTGGCAGAGGAACTGTCCAAGGGCAGGAGCCTACAGAACCTCATCGACTCTGGGGATATGGCCAGGATAGCAGAGATATCGAACAACATGACTGGCTGGAGCAGGCACCGTGTTGCAGGGAATCTAGGTGATATGGTTCTTCTGGCTCCACGCTACTTTGCCTCCCGCCTGGAGACTGTCTTCAAATCGGCCATGGGTATGATTCCTGTGCCCAGCGTAGGCAAGGGACTACGCTGGGGGGCCAAGATAGACCAGAGGATGGCCCGACGCACCATGCTCCGTCTGGTGATCGGCTCGATAGCCATGACCTACAGCATCAACAAGATGCAGGGTAAGGACACCGACCTGCGGCCTATAGTCAATGGTAGGTGGAACCCGAACTTCAACCGTATAAACGCCTTTGGCAGGGATATCACCCTCCTAGGCCCATACGACTCCCTGGCCCGTCTGCTCGTAGCTGCTGGAACCGCAGACCTCTACGCTGTCCGTGGCATGTCTGCTGGTGTGGTCACCAACATGTGGGACTTCCTCTCAGGGTCTGATTACGAAGGTCATGAAGTCAAGTGGAATGACCCCAAGAGCGTAGGAAAACGGATGCTATCTAACTTCACCCCATTCGCTATGGAAGAAGGATCGCAGAGCGTCCTGCAAGGTGTCCAGCGTGCCATGGATCATGACTGGAAAGGCACAGCTGAATCGGGGGCTGGTGTCGCCCTGGAGTTCTTAGGTGCCAAGTCTTCCCTGGAAAACATGTCCGATATGAAGCAGACCATCGCTGATGAGATCATGACCAACCTGTCCAAGGATGACCCTGCCAAGTACAAACGGGTCATGGACAGCATGAACATGACTCCATACGACAGACTCAGCGGTCAGGACTACCTGTATGATCACCTCCCTGCTGAGATCAGGAATGAAGCTGCTAGTGACCCCCGTATAGTCGCGATGGGGGAGGAACTGCCTAGCCGACTACCCGACCTACAGTCCAGGGTAGTTGCTGCTATGGACAGCTATAAGTCAGCGAAGACGGAACATGTCAACGAACTCGCCACGAAGATCGGTGCGGGGATGAACGGGCAATTGCTGAAGTCTGCCATCCAGGACTACAAGATGGCCATGTACATAGCAGGGCAGACTGTATTTTATGGTGAGATCAAGCAGGAACTAGAGAAGAATGACCCTAAGAACGCCATAGATATTCTTCGTAACCGCTACTGGAATATAGAATTGAAACTGGAAAACCCGCATACAGGCGCATTGAACTATGACCAACGGGATGCTGATCGTGCCGAGATACTTGCTGACGCCAGAGCCATCGGACTGGAGGAATCTGACATCACAGTCAGGATGCCCACCGGGAATGCCATGGTGGACTCTGCCTTGAACCAGTACCACACGGATATGGAGACCTTGAAGCCCATGTGGGAGGTCGATGAGAAGGTGTTAGGCATGTTTAGTTCTTATGAGCGTACCTTGTGGGAGAGATACAAGAGGCTTGATCCAGCCGCTGCCAGGGAGTTCCGTGAGGCTAACTCTGCCATTGGCCGGATAGATACGGGTATAAGTAATATGAGGCGGGGCGAAAGAGAAGAAGACTTTCGTATCGATGTAGCTTATGTCCGTCAATATAATGTAAGACCTGCTACTATGGCTGGTTGGAGACAGCAGGAGAGCATGATGGCGATTTCTCAAGCTTTAGGGATGACCCAGTAAATTGACACTACATGATGACAAGCTTTACACTTTTCCACAGTGATCCCTCCATTACAAGGAGCATCGCATGGTAACGACCCCGCAAGAGGAACCCCAGGTAGAGGAACAGCCTGTCCCCGAAGAGGCTGAAGAGGCTACCGAAGAGACCCCTGAAGAAGAAGTAGACTACAGGGAGAAGGCGGCCATATTGGAGGCCCAGGTCAAGAAGATGGAGAACGACCTGCGCTCCAAGGACGGCCAACGCCGTAGGGATACGGACAGGGATGCGGAATTCGCTGGCTTCCGTGATGAGTTGACGGCAATGCGTAAGGTGTTCAGTCTCTATATGGAGGCTGCCCAGAAAGGAGACACCTACGAAGTGCAAGATCAAATATCGGCGGTAAACCAGGAGTTGGCTCAAGGACAAGCAACGCGGGATTACAACTCGCGTTACGACAAAGAGATGAACCGCCTCCTTTCCACCGTTCAGGACACGGATGGCAATCTCTTCATCAGTGAAGACGATGCCATCAAAATCCAGAGCGATTGGGCAGCAGCCTGGGAAAGAGCCAAGACCGGCGACAACGAGGGCATCTACGATGTCCAGATAGAAGCCGCCAAGATGGTAGTCCAGGAAGAACGCCGCAGGGCCACAGCCGAGCGTCAGAAACTCTCTGATGAAGCTAAGAACGCTGGGAAGAAAGCCCTGGAGAAAGCAGGCGTAGCCGATCTCGACACGGGAGCGGCTATCGCAGGCGGGAATGAAGAACTCCGTGGTTCAGCCCTCATAGAACGGGGGCTGCGAAAACGTAACCTATAAGGACTATGAGATGCCAACACTCAGTGAATATCAGAAGTTGGCTAACGACGATGTCACGGCTGGTGTGTTTGATAACATCATCACCGCATCCGAGTTGGCCCCCTTCCTCCAGTTCAGCAGCTTCAGCGGCAACTCCCTGGTTTACAACCGGGAAAGCACGCTGGGAGCCGCTGCCACTCACCAGGTAGGAGATGTCTGGTCTGACACCGAACCGACCTACACGAAGAAGACCGTCTCCCTCACCACCGTGGGCGTGCAGCACCCTCTTGACCGTTTTGCCATGCAGACTGCCGACAATGTGCAGTCCCAGGAAGCCGTCCTCCTTTCCAAGATGGCGAAGTCCATCGTCCGAAAGCTGGAAGACCTCCTGATCACCGGCAACTCCGGCAGCACCTCCACTGAGCCAGAGGGCCTAACCTCCCTCCTTATCAGTGACTCTCGCCTCCTCATGATGGATGATGGCTCACAGCCTTCCACCATCGCCGGGGCAGAGACCGAACTTACCCTTGACCGCCTGGACGCCATGATCGACCTGGTGGAGAACGGTAAGCCCGACTTCTTGATGATGAACAAGACCATGCGTCGGAAGCTGACCTCTCTTGCCAGGGCCACTGGCTCTGGTGTCGTTCTGACTTCAGCCGACATGTTTGGTCACCAGTATGTCCTCTACAATGGCATACCCGTGGTCATCAACGACTACATCACGAACTCCGAACAATATGAGAACGCCGGGGGCTGGGCTTCCTCCACTGCTACTACCATCTATGGCGTTAAGACAGGCCAGGAGAAGCAGGGATGGACGGTCATCCACAACGGCACGGTTCTCGATCCCGACATCCAGCGGCTGGGCACCAAGTTCGACAAGAACGAAGATGTCTACCGGATGGCTGTCTACCTGAATGCAGTCGTCTACTCCGCTAAGTCCTGTGCAGGGCTGGCTGGTATCGACTCCGCTGCCTAACGACAACATAACCTCGTTGAGCATAGTTCCGTAATCTGATGATGAGGTATCAACAATGGCTGATCCATATGTGAAACACGCACAGAATGTGTTTGCTGCGACTGTCGGTTCCACAGCCGTAACCGCCGGAGACATGGTTTACTTCGACGGCACCGACTGGGAACTCGCAGACGCTTCTGCCCACACGACCTTTGGCGAGGCGATGGCGGTTAACTCCTACGCTTCCGGTGACGTAGGCGTACTCTGTACTGGTGGTGTCATAGTTGACATCGATGCCCCCTACACCCAGGGTGCAGCTATGTACCTGTCAGAGACCGCAGGCGCGATCACCGCTACCATCCCAACGACCAACGCTGCAATAAAGCAGGCTGTTGGGTTCTCTCTATCCACCTCCTCAGTCAGGGTAGACATCCGTATGCCAGGCTACCAGAACCAGTTCTTCCCGGTGAGTGCCTATGACACCTCCGGCGAACCTGGTCTTGGTGTGGTGACGGATGGATGGCCTGGCCCTGGTCTGGACGGTGCTTCTGAGACCGCCTACATCGTAGGCCGTTTCCCCGACAACTTTGTCGAACTGGAGATGGCGCGTATCGTAACCAACAACTCAGCGGGTTCCGCTGTTGACTACGACTTCAGCGTTGCAGCTGGCTACGACAATGCATCCAATGCCCAGGACACAGG